ATCTTCTTTATTTTCCATAACATACTCTCCTTTTGTTAAAATGTTATACTATATATATAAGCACTCATTACCTATATGTCAAACAAATTTAACTGTGGTTTTACATTTTTTATTCTTGCTTTGGCGATTTCGTAGTATTCAAGTTCTTTTTCTATGCCAATGAACCTAAAATCTTCTTCTCTTGCACCCATGCCAGTTGATCCACTACCCATAAACGGATCAAGCACCAGTCCTTTTTTTGGCGTAACCAAGCGAACAAGATACTTCATTAACTCTACAGGTTTAACTGTTGGGTGCGTGTTGTTCGCTCCTGAGTTGCGTTCTGACTGGTTTGTTTTTGCCGTATAAAAATAATTCAAGCTATCATTAGGAAATATACACTCAACAGATTCGCTACCATCGTGCATAACATTAGATGGATAACGACCTCTTTCATTAAACTCTTGTATTTGTTCGCTTGTTTTGTCTGGTGCACCAGTTGATTTACGAACACTAGTTTGGTCTTCCTCGCCTCCTCTAAAAAAATTATACGCTTGTGAACCAGTCCTTTCAGGTCGAACAATGTTATCATTAGGCTCACACCGAATCCGACAATCATCAATGTTTATACCTCCGACTCCGTGTTCAATCATGTTGTCTGATACCGACTTCCGATCAATTAGTTTACGAGCC